CGCTACACGACAAAATTGGCTATGCTTAGGCGAGCATAGAACTTTGCTCCCTCTCTAAGCAACTTCTTGCCGTATCTTGTCAAGATTCCCTTGCGTGGGCAGAAGGAATCTGGATCAAGAACCACTGGTGTTTGGGTGAGTGGTACATATGGGCAGTAGAAGTATCCACTGTCCATGTAACTATCGCCCTTGTAACCCATAAGGAGTTGTCCTGCTGGGAATAGTGGATCTTTATAGAGTCTCCAACGATTATTTACAGTGCCGACATATTGAATGCCAAGGCTGCTTGTAAATGTTTCGCTTGGTGCAGGCGCAAAGCCAGCAGTTGCGGTTTCAAATATTGAAGCAACTTCTGGGCTTGTTACGATCCAGTTACAACCACCACGAAGAGTCTTACGATGAACAACGTTGCTTACTTCAACAACTTTGACATAGAGTGACTCATATTTTTCTTTGATGGTATCACCAAGTGCTGTATTGAAGTCCCAAGAAGCGACTGTACCAGCATTGTTACGAAGATCTCCGAGAACTTCACGGTCAATTTCAAGATTGATTTCTTGAGCAAGAACAGCAGTTAGTTCTGCTTCAGCATCAAGATTGTGTTGTGAACGGAGGTCTTGTTGTGCCTCATAGCTCCAAACAGCCTTTAGCTTACGAGTTTTTGCTGCAATTTCTTCTGATTCTACAACTAGATTTACTTCTGGTAGATCTTGGTTGCATTCCATGTTGTATTCATAGCTTACTACAACACTGTTTGCACCTGGATCTGAACCCCAAGTTAGATCAAGTTCACCAGTTGTTAGGTCAAGACTTCCAGCAGATACTTTTGGACTTGGAGTTCCAATATCTGTGAAAGTAAAGCTTCCACTTTGAGCAACAACGAATGTTTGAACGGCAGTTGCACCATCATAAATTGTTCCTGTCATTGTTCCTGCTAAAACAGGTGTGTGCTCAAGAACAAATGAAGATGTTGTGTCACCACCAGCATCACTTTGTGTTTCATTTTCAACAAATTGATGTGAGTAGTAAACACTAAGGTTGGCGTCACCAGATGCTAGTTGTTGTAAACTGTTTGCATCATCAGTTGGGAATCCACCTTTTGTTGCACCACGAACAGCACCTTTATTGCTTCCATAGCGGAATCTGAGGTAATAAACTAAGCCAGTTGGTCCAAGTAGTGGCTGTACTGAGACAACTTTATTGGCGATTAGTTGTGGGTAAATTCTTCTTACAAGAGGAATTGAGATTCTTTTGAATTGGGCAACATCACCAGTGTCAGTTGAACTTTCATTGATGAGTCTTTGATTTTCTAAAAGAACGGCAGTGCAAGAACGTGTGTACTTGTCATTGATGTTCTCTAGTAAACCTGTTTGTGCCCAACGAGACTCAAGCTCTCTTGCTTCATTTAAAAATTTGGCATTTGCTTGCATAATTTAATTTTCTCCTTGGTTATACTAAAGATTTTTTATTCCGTGGTTTTAGTTCCAGCAAGAACTTGCATTTGTCTCAAGTAATCTGGATCTATACCTTCTACTAGTGTTGTGTCAACTGTTTCCTTTTTGACATCGGACTTATTGTTACTCCATTCTGCAACAAGTTCAGGATCGTTGACAGTACGTCCTCTCCCCTGCGCATTCTTCGCTTTCTCTACTCTTTCTTGCTTATTTTCTGTCAAGAGGTTTTTAGTCTCACGAACAGCTTCATTAAGTTTTGTATTTTCAGTACTTAATCTTATATTTCTGGCTTCAAGAATCTTTGTTTGAGATTGTAACTCTTCAATTTTCTTTGCTGCCTGATCAAGTTTTGAATTTACAACGCTTGAATAATCTTCATCAGAGATGTAGTCAGAAACACATTCTACAACTCTATCAAGAACGACTTTTTGTTCTGCCATATGTGGATCGTTAACGATTTCCTTACGAGCAGCTTCATATAGTTCTTCGCCCTTGAATTGTAAAAATGCATCAACTTTATCAACCATGTATTCTTTCATTTCTGAAAGTTTTTGATTGAATTGTTCGTACATTTCTACTTCTAAATTTTCATTTTTTGATTTTTCTTCTTGCAACATTTGGTAGGCTTCTTCGTAGCCTTCTTCCATAGTTGTTTCAAATTCATTTTGTTGCACTTCAAGTCTTTTTCTAAGATCTTCGATAATAGCATAGGCTTCTTGATAGCCTTGTAATGCTGTTTCTTCTGTATCTTTGAGTTCTTTGGAAAGTTCGGCATAGGCTTCTTCAAGCTTAGAGTTATACTCTAGCTCATATTCCTGCTTTGCTTTCTCAAGCTCTCCCTTTACTGCTTCTGAAATTTCTTCGATAGAATCTTCAGGTAGTAATTTCGTCAATGCTTCTACAATTTTCTCCATTAGCTCAACCTCGCTTTATATTCATTGGCTTGTTTATGAACAATGCCACCTAGAGCAGCAATAATAAGTTCTTTGCTGAACATATTTATGCTGTTACTTTCATTTTTTTTATTAAAATTTTCAGAATTTTCAGGTGACACAGGAATAGAATCAATACTTTCTTTTGAGACTACACGCTCTTGGAAAGCTTGCGAAGTGCTTGGGTCAGCAACAGCATCAAAAGTTATTAATTTATAACTCTCTCCGATTACCAATATGCCTTCCTCATTCACTTTGCCATTACCTACACCTCTACTGCTTATTCCTACTCTTACTCCATCATTTATGAGTGATTTTAGAATTTTGCCACTTGGTGTATTTAATATTACTCCTTCACCCATTAGTGTTTTTCCTTCCCACCAAAGTTTTGAAATTTTGTGGGAAGCATTAGCAAAATGGATTATAGAGTCTGTAGGATGGTCTAATTCTCCAATTAGACCGCCCTTATTTATAGATTCTTTTAGATTATTTACATTAGAGTCTAATACTTCATATGGATATAATCTTTTGTTTTTGTTTACTGCTTCTGCTTCTTGAAATTTACCTTTGAATTTTACAAGTCCATTTGAACCTGTGCT